GGGACAGGGGTCGGGTACAACGGCGCAAGCAAAAGCCGTCCGGCACTTTCAAACTGGAATGCGTTTGGCGGGTCTGCAGAAACGGATATCAGCCATGATTTGCCGTTAAATCGGGCACGCAGCCGTGATCAGGTTCGCAATAATCCGATTGCCAACGGTACCGTTGGTCAAACCACTACCAATGTCATTGGCACGGGCTTGTCCTTGTCGCCGGCAATTGATGCTCAATTTCTTGGATTGACGCAAGACCAGGCGGACGATTGGGCTGCCAATACCAAACGCGAGTGGTTACTTTTTGCCAATAGCAAAAACTGCGACATCACGCGCCAGCAAAATTTTTTCCAGCTGCAGGATCTGGTATTCAGATCACGGGCTGAATCAGGCGATGTGGCCGTCATCACCCCCATGAAGGATCGCGGCAGCGTTTATTCGTTGTGTCTGCAGGTGGTGGAAGCGGACCGCATGAGCAATGAAAATAGAAAGCAAAACACTGACAAACTGATTGACGGCGTAGAGCTTGATGAAGATGGTGCTGCGATTGCATATCACTTTAGCAGTCATCACCCAGGTGACTTACGCAAAACCAATATGAATTGGCAGCGTGTACCGGCGTATGGTGAGAATGGCCGGCGCAATGTATTGCATTTGTTCAAAAAACTACGCCCTGGGCAAGTACGCGGCGTGCCGGATTTTGCTCCCATCATCGAGCAACTCAAGCAGCTAGGCCGCTATACCGATGCCGAACTACAGGCTGCGGTAGTGAGTGGCATGTTTGCCATGTTTATTCGCATGGATCATAACGCCTTTGGCGACCTGTTTAACGATGATGGAAAAAAAACCTATGTGGAAAATGCCAGCAAATGGGATGGAAACCTGGACTCTGGCGGCCGGGTAGTGAACCTATTACCTGGTGAAGAACCTATCGCTCCCAATGTAGGGCGACCAAATTCAGAGTTTGACCCGTTCGTACAATCCATTTTGCGGCAAATCGGCATGAGCCTGGAAATCCCTTACGAAGTTCTGATCATGCACTTTCAATCCAGCTATTCAGCAGCGCGTGCCGCATTGCTGGCAGCATGGAAAACCTATCGCCGCTGGCGTGATTGGATGGCTACGGATTTTTGCCAGCCAGTCTATGAGTTATTCATGGATGAAGCTGTGGCAAAAGGCCGGATTAAAGCCCCCGGGTATTTCTCTGATCCGCTAACCCGCGCTGCATGGTGTGCCGCGGTTTGGACTGGGGACGGCCCTGGCAGTATCGATCCAAGCAAAGAAGTGAAAGCCGCTAAAGAGCGCGTGGATATGGGCATCTCAACCCTTGATACTGAGAGTATCTTGCATGACGGTATCGATTATGCAACCAAGCATCGCCAGTTGGTGAAGGAAAAAGCCATGCGCGACCGTGATGGGCTGACGATCACATCCAATGATGGAGTAGCGCCAGCTGCACCGTCAGAAAATTCCTTAGAGGAAGATGCATAAAGTGTCTCATTTTCCCCTAAAAATGAGACAGCCTAATCTGTAATGTGACGCTATGCGCTACCCACATCTGACCGCTCGCATTTTTAACACTCCTCTTTTGATTCATCCTCAAAAGCTGGATGCGATTATTTCCGGCTTAGGCTCGCGTATCGTAGGCTTGCAAGTCAGCGGCCCAGAACTGAATGAGTATGAGGTTCTGGCTCCAGAATTATTCTCTACAAAAAAAGCCCCGTTTGTACAAAACCAAGGCTACAAAATCATAGACGGCGTTGCTGTGATGAGTGTATCTGGTGCAACAGTCCACCGTAGCCGTATGGAAGGCGCATCCACTTACTTGATTGGCTATGACGATATCACCCGTGATCTTGAGCATGCGATGAATAATAGTGATGTTCATGCCATATTGCGCGTTTACGATAGTCCAGGCGGTGAGGCACAGGGCGCATTTGAACACGTTGACCGGATCGCCTCCATGATCGGGAAAAAACCGATGTATTCAATTGCTGACGGCATGGCCGTATCAGCTGGTTATTTGGCAGCCAGCGCTGCCGACAAAATGTTTATCACTAAAACAGGCTACGCCGGTTCTATAGGTGTGGTTATGCGTCATATTGATGTATCACGCGCGATGGCGAATGAGGGAGTGCAAGTCACCCATATTTTCGCCGGGGCTCACAAGGTAGATGGTCACCAATTTGCACCATTACCTGATGCTGTCCGTGCGGACTACCAAGAAGAGGCTAACAGCCTGTATGCCATGTTCGTTAATGCTGTTGCGCAAAACCGTTCGATTCCTGTTGATGCTGTGCGCGCCACCGAAGCAGCGACCTATATGGCTGTAAAGGCGGTAGAAAAAGGTCTGGCTGATGGCGTGAGTACTACAGACGCCCTGATCGCCGAGTTGGCCGGCAAACGTTCCACACGTATTCATTCAATTCCATCCGTGCAAGCGGCATCGGACAAAGAAAATGCCACGCTGTCTGGCATGCAACAAGCAGAGGCAGCATCCCTTAATTCAACCAAAGGAGTAACAACCATGACACTGGAAGAACTGCGCCTAGCGCATCCAGCCCTGTGTGCTGCTCTGGTAGAAGAAGGCCGCGTTGCCGGCTTCGAAGCCGGAGCGAGTGCAGAGACAAACCGCATCAAAGACGTGGAGGCACAAACCATAAAAGGCCACGAGTCATTGATCGGTACCCTTAAATTCGATGGCAAAACTACAGGTCCTGAAGCTGCTGTAAAAGTGCTTGCTGCTGAGAAAGAACTGCAAGCCAAGGCGGTAACTGCTTTGATTAATAGTGCGCCAAAACCAATTGCCAACGCTGCCGCACCAGATGACGCAGCTGCATTGGCTGCAGAAGAATCTGCCCAGGCTGAGATTTCAGTGGAAGCTAAAGCAAAAGCTGAGTGGGATGCAAGTGCAGATTTGCGCGGTGAGTACGGAAATAACTTCAAAACATTCCTGGCGTACAAAGAAGCGGTGGCATCTGGCCGCGTCAAAGTAGCCGGCAAAGCAAAGGGCTAGATCATGAAAAAGACAATCATTTTATTAGGCGCATCAGTATTAGCAGCACTCAGTTTTGCAGCCTTTGCAGGAGTGGATCCCACAGCATTGGTAGCCGGGTTGCATGAAAACCTTGCAATGGGGTTGCCATACGTTGGCGCAATCGGCATGACAACCTTGGCGGCGAATGTTGCACGGCCTTATGAGCTTGGCGATTTAAACCATATCGGCGTGGTTGCTGCAGACATTATCTATCAAGGATCAGCAGTTGGCGAAAATGGATCGGGTTATGGCCGGCCACTTGTTGCTGGCGATCCATTCTTGGGCTTTGCGAATGATAAAGCGGACAACTCTGCTGGTGCTGCCGGTGCAGTTGTTGTGGAGTTGAAAGCAAAAGGCCGTGTGCAGTTGGCGATTGCCAGCTTGGCAATTACGGATGTCGGTGAAGTTGTATATGCGTCTGATGACAATACCTTCACTCTGGTAGCCACTTCTAACTCAGCCATTGGCCGTGTAGTTCGTTTTGTATCTTCCGGCGTCGGCATTGTGGCATTTGATGTAGGCCGTGGCGGGATCGGTGAAATCGATGCCTTAACCGATTCAACTACCGGTACAGCAGATGGCACGGTGGGTGATGTTGGCGGGTCATTCAGCCAGGCAACATTAAACAACAACTTTAAAGAGCTGACAGTGAAAATCAACGAGCTTGCAGCCAAACTTAAATAGGGGCCAATCATGGAAAAAATCACATCTCGCGCCGTCATTGGCATGTATTTCGAAGCGCTACAAGCGCAAAATGGCTTGGGCTGGGTAAATGGTGTTTCTAACTATTTCCTATCTGATCAATCAAGCGAAGAGTATTTTTGGCTAGGACAACCGCCAGCATTACGTGAATGGCTGGGTGGTCGTCATGCCAAAGGCTTTACAGAAAACGGTATCGAAATCGTTAACAAGCATTTTGAAGCGACAATCGATATCAAAATCAAAGATCTGCGCCGGGATAAATCTGGCCAATTGCAAACACGCATCAACGAGTTGGCTGAACGTGGCGATACTCACTATGCGCGCTTATTGAGTACCCTGGTTGTAAACGGTGCAAGCCAATTGTGCTATGACGGCCAATACTTCTTTGACACCGATCATGCTGAAGGCGATAGCGGCAATCAGTCCAACAAGATTGATTTTGATATCTCTGCAGCACCGGCAGCCGTCCATGGCGTTGTTGCAGCGCCTAGTCCGGAAGAAATGCAGCAGGCTATTCTTAAATCAATCTCACAAATGTTCACGTTTGTGGATGATGTCGGCGAGCCAATTAACGAAACTGCCAAATCATTCCTGGTGATGGTGCCGATTGGTTTATCAGACGCGGCGCGTGCGGCATTGTCACTGTCACGGGTTGCTGGCACAGCTACACAGGCGATTGAAGACTGGGATATTCAATTGGCAGTCAACCCACGCTTAACAGCTGCTGGCTGGACTGACAAATTTATCACCGTGCGTACGGACGGCAGTGTTAAGCCTTTTATTCGCCAGGAAGAAACAGAGCCTGAAATCAAGGTGAAAGATGAGAACTCTGAATACGCATTTGATCACGATGCGATTCAGGTCGGCATCGATACCTGGCGCAATGTTGGTTACGGACGTTGGCAGGGCGCCGTTCAAACCACACTTATCTAAGGAGCGCCACCATGAAATACATTGTGACAGGTAAGTCCGTGTCTATCACCGGTGGCGTGCTAACCCTTTCTGAGGCGCAAGCCGCTGATCGGGCGCACTGCCTTAAGAAGTTAAGCGGCAAAAACCAATATGAAATTCTAGAAACAGTCATTTTCAAAAATGGCGAGAAGTTTGGCTTTGATGGCAAGCTGCCTAAGTCTATTGGTGTGGATCTGGAGGCTGAAAAAGCCGCTGCTGAAAAAGCCGCTGCTGAAAAAGCCGCTGCTGAAAAAGCCGCT